GAAAGGAAAGGTTAGTAGGGGGGCTCACATCGCATGGCAAGTTGCCGACAGCTTTTTCGGATGCGTACACCAGTTAATGAGGCTGGCAGGGATTCCATATGCTCGGTGCTTTGTACACTTGTAGTCCTGTGAGGTTTGGGGTGTCATGAAAAGGGGAGGGTGAAGAATTGATGAGTTATCTGTTGAATAGAGATGCGTAGTTCGTGATGGTTATCGATTTGCCGCACTTTTTGTAAAAGCGAGACAACTCTGAACCTTGGATGTCCATTACCGGTCGTAAGTCGTTCTCCTGAAGAACCTCATTAACATGTTCCAAACGCCTGCTAAAAATCCCTCTTCCGTAGTAAGAGAGGAATCTAAAGCTATTGTCTAGATTAGTATATAAGGCCTCTTCTGGAGTGATGAGCGACGATTTCCTTACCCAGTTAGTGAGTTCGTTAATCGTGTCCATCTCCATGAGAGGGCGTATCAACTCTGGAAAGAGTTGATCTTCCACGAAATGACACTTTAAGAAAGAAGATTCCATAAGGTCAATCGAGGGTGGGGGATTATCATTCTTTTCTGCATCAGTAACTTTTATGTTATACCGAGCAAGAATTTCTTGAATAGCCCCGAAGTTGAATCCGCGATCTAACCAGTCACGAGGAACTGAGAAGAGGGCGTCATCGCCGTAAGTTGAGAGAACGAAGATGCTATCAAACTGATAAGCAAATTCCGCATAATTGTTCTCGAAACACCAGAGAGCCCATGCGTAGGCTAAATACTTCTTGTTGCAATAATTATTGACGTACACGGTGAGTGGATTACCGGAAGTATTGCCGCCAAATTTGATGAATGCATTTCGACCAACTAATAGAGGTGTGATGAAAACCTCTCGGGCTGACATTTCGAGTAGATTGCATAACTCTTGAAATGTAATGAGTTCGATGACTTCGTTGCCCTCCTCGTCATATGACGGCATCTGAAATCGTGGATGTCCGTTGACGTAGTCTGCTGGATCAGAATGTTGAAGATACCAGTAAGCTATGATGTCAAAGAACGATCGCACAAAATCTGATGAGAGAGAACCATCGAAATCGGTGTAATCAAAGCCAATTACTCGGTCGG